GGTCAGTTTCATGCGGCTCTTGCTGATAGGTATTTGTTTTTTTCTTCCTGCGAAAATCCGGTGTAGAACGCGATCGCATTCACCGAGTCGGCCGCGAAAGCCGCTTCGATTTTCTCCAGCGCCTCCACGTAGGGACCGAGCGCGGGAACCTGCCGCGCATCGGCGAGCACGGCATCAAGCGGCGGTTTCCACCCCCAGCCTTTTGACCACCACTCGGCGCATTCGCTGTAAACCATGCGGATCTGCAGATCATAATCTCCCTTTGCTTCCAGCAGTGGGGCGATGGAGGCGAGCATTTCGGGAGTAACCGCCGACCGTCCGCGGGTTTCCACCGCGAAGAACGCTTCCCATTCCTCGGGTGTCGGCGCGTAGGCCGGGTGGTATGCCCTATCAATGAATTCATGAAGGCAATCGCCGATCCGTTGTTGTCGTCTGGAGATCATGATTTTGTTAGTATCCGCCGGCACCCTGCGAGGTGGCGAAGGTATGTTTCTGTTCGACATGGTCAATATCCGCAATGGCGGCATAACGCAAGACGTCGATGGGGTCCTTCCACGCTTCTTTCAAGCCACCGTCGCCGGTGTATTCGGCCAGCGCCTTGATGATGTTCCCACAATCGGAAGAGATATAGAAATGGGGGCGGTTTACGGAATCGAGAGGCTTTGACGTATCCCAGGCCATCTTCGAAATGAGCGCCTGCAAGCCGTCCTCGATGTCGAGCCCGGGGGCGGGCAGGCAAATTAAATGATGTTCCGCCAGATCCTCGATGATGGATGACGATCCGTCGCTCCCCTGATATTTTGCGGCTCCGAGCCGCGGGTCGATGAGGCGTTCGAAAATCTCCTCTTTTGGCTTTAGGTCGGGATACCAATGGTTTTCGCCTTCGAACTCGGTGATGACTTCCACGTAGTCGCGGATTCCGAAGCCCTGGCCTTTCGCTCCCTCGCCTGGCACCCACTTGCCGGATTTCCACTCCGCCCAGTCGCCGACGTCCAAGCCGGGATATTCCCGGTAGACCCAAAACGTGCCGGTGTCGTCGACGGCAATCCAGCACATGAACCAATTCTTGGCCCCGGCCGGGTCGATGATGTGATAGCGGGTGATGTTCTTGGTGGGAATCGTTTCCGGCTCCACCACGTTCACCGCCACGTTGAAGCGCGGGAACTTGGTCGCGTGACTCTTCATCGGCACGCCATACGCGCGGATCAGGATGAACTCGCGCGGCTTGCCGATGAGGTCGCGGCGGATCCGTTCATAGCCGCCAAACGGGTTGTCCTGCGAGTGGAAGTAATGGACGGATGCGTTCAACTTTTTCGAGCGCTGGATGTAGGGCACCAACTCGCCGTTGAGCAGCTCCGCCGGGCGGGTCTGGATGGTGGCGGCACCGTCGAGATATTCCTTGATGACTTCCGTGTAGCCGTCGATGGGCGTGAAGGTGACGAGCAGTTTCGCGCCGCGGGTGGCGAGCCGGAACCGCAGCGTGCCGATGAGCTCCGGGCCTAGCAGATACTCGTCGAGCCACACCCCGATGTTGTGCCATTTCGGCTCTTTGCTGCCGAGTTCCGCGCCTTCCAGAATGGTCGGGTTGTTTTGGTATTGTGAATACGTCTTGAAGATGATTTGCGAGCCGTTTGGGAGGATCAGGCTGGAATCGGTGAAACCGTTTTTCTTGGTGTAGGAAATGTAGGCGCCGGCGGTCATCTGCTTGGTGCGCATCTCGGCGGGCAGCGCCTCCCACACCGCGCTTTGTTGCTGGCGGACGGACACCTCGGACGTCTGGGCGAAACAGAAAATTTCCGAGTGCGGGTTCTCGGTGGCGGCGCGCACCACGGCGTAGGCGCCGAAGCGGGTTTTCCCTGACCGGTTCCCGCCAAGCGCCAGAATCTCGTCCACCTCGGCGAGTTGCTGCTCGGCGAGCTCCCAGTGTGGGAGACGGAATCCGTAGCGGTAGGGATCCGTCTCGGCGTTCTCGATCGCCTCGTGATAGACGCGGTGGAGTTCGACCAGTTCGTCCGGCTCCATCAACGCGATATCGTCGTCGTCGGGAGGGGTCAGGATCTGGTGGGCGCGCCATTTCATAGAGTCAGGGCGGCAATCACTTGCTGCGTGATGGTGGCGGTGAGTCCCTCAAAAGAGTCCGTCTTGATGAGCTTCGGTAGCAGATGGGCCATGTCTGAATTATCGTCGAGGATCACGAATCTGTCGGGGATGAAATGCTCATCCATCCACGCCTGGATTTCATGGCCTCGCTCTTTTCCTGCCCAAATTCCATTCTCCATCACTCTCGCTAGATCGGGCGTTGCCCCCGCGATGATTAATCCTCGGTCGTCGAACGCAAATTTCAATTCCTTCATGGCGCGAGCCATCAGCCGCCACGTTGACGAGAGAACGATTTGGCAGTCCGTTTCGTCCACGATCCTTACCAAGTTGGCGAGCAGATCGGTTTCCAGTTTCAGCATGGATTTCCCGCAGCGGTTCAGCACGCCATCAACGTCCAGGAAGAGTATTTTTGAAATGTCCATGTCAGTAGCCGCAATCCTCCACGCCGACGACCTCCGCCTCGATGGCGCGGGTTTTGATTTTCTCCGCGATGCGGGCCTTGGCCGCGGCGATGGCGGTGGCTGCATCGTCGATGGACGCGCCCTTGCGGTGCTCGATGACGACGCCGGCCATGCCTGATAGCATCGCCGCCTTGTCGGTCGCAATGCCCATGGTGACGGCCAGCTTGTCCGGGGAGATTGATTTGAGCTGCTCCGGATCATCGGCGAGTTGCTCGGCCTTCTGGAGCAGCAGGTCCTTGTATTCCATCGCCACCATCGCGTATTCGCGGGAGAATTCCTTGCGCTTGGTTTCCAGCGTGTCGTGGTGCGCCCATGACAGCCGCAGCACGACGTTGCGGGTGATTCCGAGCGCCTTGGCGACGGCGCTCTTGGTGGATCCCTGCGCCAGCATCCAGAGGGCGCGCGCGGCGATCTCCGGCCGCGACCGTTCGAGGCAGTCGTAATGGTTCGCCGCCTCGGCGCGCTGGCGCACGGCGACAAACCATTCGGACGGAACAGGCAGATCGGCGGGGGCGGGTGGTGGGGCGGTTTTGGCCATGGTGTTAGCGGGCGAGTGGGATTCCCTGCGCATCCAGCGTCGGCAATCCATTCGGCATCAGGTTCATTTTCACCGAGTCGTAGACGAACGGCATCGGGATGTGGGTGGAGCCCGTCATGCGGGTGGCCTGGGAGATGCGGTCGAGCCGGTAGGTTCGGTAAACATGATCGTTGCTTTTCTTGCTGATATTGTCGGCCTCGAAGAGCGGGTTCTCCATGTCCAGCCCGACGGCGCGGTCCGCCTGCATGCGCATGGAAATTTCCACCTCCATGCTGCCCGGGTCGTTCGGTGGCGTCGGGCCGAACTGGATTTCACCGAGGCGGCGGTAAGGCACGCGGCGGCCCGGGCCCCAGTCGCTCGGCGGACGGCCGGCCGGGTGCATCAGCGGGGGCATGGTGGCCAGGCTGGCGCGGTCGACGCGGCTGTCGCGCTCGGTCTTGATCTGCATTTGCGGGCCGCGCAGCGCCTTGCTCATCGGCTGGGCTTCATAGACGCGCTTCTGGTCGCGGGAAATCCGGGTGAAGACAAATGGATAGTCGTCGTAGCCATTCATCAGCTCGTGATGGGCATGGCTGTCGGTCACTTCCGGGTGAAAAACCGTGCAATAAATCCCCTCGCTGCCGTCGTCCTCGTCGATCAGCCGCTGATAGCCGTAAACCACCATCACCAACGACTCGTCGTCCGTGAGGGACATGCGGGAATTGCTGTTGGCTTTCTCGCCGTCGATCTTGTGCGAGTCCTTGCCGCGCAGGTTTTCGAGGCGGCGGCAGCGTTCGCCGATGATGCGGCGCGCATCGCTCCGGAGATCGAGCAACTCACCGCCACCCGCGCGGCCCTGGCCAGCCGGATCCCCGAAACCGCGGCGCAGGGAGTGACCCGCGCGCTCGATCTGGGCCGCCGGGCGAAGGCAGCCCCGGCAGCCGCGTTTTCCGCCGTCACCGACCGCCTGGGAGCCGCCCTCACGGTGGCGGACGACGGACTCAGCAAGGTTGCCACGATGCTCGGAGGCAAGGCGGCTAAAACCATCCTGCGCACGGGCATCGGGCTGGCGGGATTCAGCATGGGCGGCCTGCCCGGCTTGGGAGTCGCCGCCGGCATCCTCGGATCCGGGCCGATGCTGCGGTCGCTCGGGAAGTTCTCGAGCGTCGTCGGCAAGGAGATGGTGCGCGCCCGCGGGCAAATCCCGTTCTGGCAGCGGGTGGCGAATTATTCCGACATTTCCCCCGTCCACCGCGGACTCGCCCACCTCGCGGACACCGCCACCCTCGGCGGGGCGATTCCCGGCGCCATCACCCGCACCGCCCGCGGCGTGGCGGCAGCCTACCCGATCGATTTGATGTTCGAAATGCTCTCGGACGGCGGCGACGTGAATGCGGACACGTTCAAGCGCGCGGCCGCCGAGTCGCTGGTCATTGGCGGATCGTCCGCGATGCTCGGCGGGATGTTCCAGGGGACGAAAGCGCGCCACCGCGAGCTTGCTGCCGGCGACGAGCTGAACTTCCGCGCGGACATCGACGAAGCACCGCAGAAACTCCTCTTCGACGGCCTCAAAACCGGCATCCGCCGCTCGGTGGCGACGTATTCCGCCTCAAATCCGCAGCTTAAATTCCGATTCACCGAGAGCGGCCCCAGTTCGCTCTCAGGCAATACGGCGACGATCAACATCCGCTCGACCAACCCGATCAAGCCGCTCATCGCGCACGAGGTGCTGCATCATATCGCGATTCGAAACCAGAACGAGGACGGCATCATCGCCCTGCTTCTCGGCGACGGCGAAGCGGGCGGGTTGCTGCGGAGCAACGACGGCAGGCTTGATGCCAACTTCGAACATTTCCACGACGCCTACAACGCTCGTCTCCGCGATGGCGGCCTGCCGCCGGTGGATACCCGCACCGCGGCGCTCGAATACTACATCGACTCCGCGGCCGACCATGTGGCGGAGATTGCGGAGAGCGGCGAACTGGGAGCGATGGCCGGCCGCACGGAAGCGCGGCGGCTGATTTCCTCGATCATCGCCGGGACGCTGGCGCGCACTCCGATCATCCGCGACATTCATTTCAAGCTGGGCGGGCTCCAGGACGGCGAGGGGCGGATGGTGATGGGCAACGGCCTGCTGGCCGACGGCCTGCGCGAACTGCCGCAGGTGCGGGCGATGACCC